TCTCTTTTCAACCGTTCCAAAATAAAAGAGTTTTTAAAACAAAAGTCCACTATTATCGCCCTTAATAAGACGTATTGCTTGATGCAATTCTATTTCGCCTTGCTTATGCGATTTGTATATGGCTTTAGCCTGTAGGTAGGCATCTTTGGCTAGTTCTTTAGTGTCAAAGTAACCCAAGGTTATGACAATAGGGCTTATGCCTATCTGCGCCCGCCATTTGCTGTACTTGCTAAACCATGTAACACCAGTACATCCTGAATTGCTATCCTTGTGCGGCTTCCAATCTTTTGTAAATGCTTTAGGCTTATTCAACCTACGATGTTCGATAGCCTGTTTATTTAATATTGCACGTTCTGCGTCCCACCATCGGTTAGCCGCTTCTGTGGGGTTATCTATCCAATGTTGAACCCATCGTTCCCTGTTGGCTATGCCGCCCATCATCGTATCAACGGGCATACCACCACGGGCAATGTTCCATCCAATGCGGTTAGTAGGTCTTAGCAATCCCTCTATACGTTCGCAGTATTCACGGGTATCGGCTACTAATACCACTTCATAAATTAGGTCGGGATACTTACTGATAGCACGATTAACAACAGCGCAATGCACGTCAGGGTTTTTGCGTGATGCCCTTCTATGTTCTGCCCATCGTTCCCGCGCCCGCTTATTTGTGATGCCTACATACCCTTGCTTGGTAATGTCGGTGTGTTCGGGTCGGTGTATCCAATAAACAACACTAGCGCCTTTGGGTTGATGCTCATGCCCTTTGTTCATTCTTCACCATATACGCGTAGTCATGCTTACTGTAGTCTTTAACACCGTCTTGGGCATAATGCCTGTAGATGCCTTGCTTTTCTAGCCCTGATTTTTGGGAGTGACAATTATGGCAAAGACTTTGAAAAATGTTATGTGAAAAGGCTTGCCCACCTATGTGCTTCCATGCAAACAAGTGGTCGATATGCTTTGCCGCGGTCACTATGCCACGCGCTAAACAACCTTGGCATAGGGGTTGTTTGCTTATCTGTACAGCCCTAATACTTTTCCATAATGGTGTTTGGTAGGCGCTATCCGTTTCGCGCCGTTCCATATTATCCATGCCGCCATGTTCTAAACAGTAGGTGTTAAGCCTACTTCTAGGGTTCTTGCACCGTAGTTCTGAGCACTTACTGTTAGACGGTAGTGATGGCATTAGGCTAGGAATCGCAGTTTGTATAGGGTGCTATTGATTAGGTTGGCAATCGTATCTACTTCGTTTTGCAGTTCACTATCTTGCGGGAACTTAGGCATACGGCGCAGGGTTGCCACTTCATCTTTTAGGTAGGTTAGGTAAACAACGGGGTTGCTATCGGGCAGTTCGTAATCGGCTTTGTAGTTGGTCAATAGCCCGTACTTACCTTGGAACGCTTCAACAAACCCATCTACTAAGTCGCTTACTTCATCGTAATAAGCGCCCAACGCCATGTGCTGTGAATAACTTAGGCTTTGGAAATGCAGAATGTGCGCATTGGTAACGCTATGCAGTAGGCATTGGACAAACTGCATTACGGGGTCGGTTTGTACGGCTTCGGCACGGAATTTCATATTAACCCTTCAGGTAGTGGAACGTCGGTAGGCCATAAGCCCAACGCCTGTAATTTTCGCACCGTTTGCAAATGTGCGGCAAGCCATATCTTTTGGCGTTCGGCTTTATCTAATTTGCCGCCTTGGTCGATTTCCATGTGACATGAATAGCACAAACTTGCAATTAGGTTGTCATCGGCTTTAATGCCCCGACCTTTGCCGCCTTGCCAATTTGTGTGTGCGGCTATCACCGTTCCATCATTAGCGCCGCAATGTTGGCATGGTATTTCGCGGGCGTTGCGCAAAAGGGTTTGGCTACGGATGTATTGGTGTTTGGGGAATCTCATTCAATTTCAACCACTAGGTTGCCGTTTGATTTGATGTAATCGCGGGTTTTTTGTACCAAGCGTTCAAATTCAGCACGGGTTACGCTTCCCTGTTGCAAATCAGCATATTCGATTAAATCCCTGATGGCTTGGATGCCAACACCGTCTAAACCTATGCGCATTGTTTCTTGGTAACGCATAGCGGCTTTATATAGTGCATCTTGGGCTTTTTGGCATACGGGTAACACTTCATCTTTTCCGATGTTGTTACGCGCAAACATTTCCGCTAGGTTAAGCAAATCAACTAAGGTGCGCCAATCTTGTATTGTGCCAACGCCTTTCATTATTGATTCTAAAGCGGCATATTCGGTTAGCCGCAGTTTGTCCAAGGTTTGCCGCGGTGTGTAAGATGCCCCAACAATGCTATGGGCTATTGGGTCTAACAATGCCCAAATCTTGCGCTTAGTTCTTTTTCGCATTTTTGCGGTTTTGCTGTAGATTTTTACCCGTGATTCGTTTGTTCCAACAAACCTGACAAATCCATTTAACGCCCATTTCTATCCCACCTTCAGGCGGTTTAGCGGTTTCGCATTTGGTGCATAACTTAAATTTGTTAGTTGAAAAGTTAGCGCCCATATCTAGTTGCGGCATCATATTACGCCCTTTGTTATAAAAATTACCCAACCCCAAAAGGCAATCAACATCGCAAACAATATTGCATAAATTGCTTTATTGCTCATGGTTCTTGCGCCCTATCTTTTTCTTCGGCTAAGTGTTCACGCAATTTGTTAACGCCGACCATTTCCAATTCAGAAAACTGTTCATCCGAAATCAACCCCGTGACCTCTACCCCTTCGAATTTTACGGTTTCGATATTCTCAAAGTACGCGCCATGTTCATCGCGTTCGTATGACATTAAGCAAGTAACGGTTTCGCCCGCCGCGCCTGTTGTGGCGTTAAAGGTAAATTCGTAATCTCTCATATAGGGCTTTCTTCAAAGTTTTCAGGATTGAATTTAGGGGTTTTGTTACCCTTGTCTTTAGGGTTTGGGAATGGTGGAAAAGGCCACATTACTTTGCTTTCGTTTAGACCGTGATGTAACGGCATAGCGCAAGTATAAGCGGGCTTATTGTCTTTTTCAACAAACTGTTTACTCCGTTGCTTTTATGCCACTTCGTTCATTAGCCGATTCCGTGCGCCATATCTCAGATTTCAATTGCGCCGCTATAAGCATGAATTTCAAACATTCTTCCGTTTCGGTAGCCGCGGCTAAACCTTTTAGCAATTCTTGATATTCGGGATGTGCGTAGGCTTCGCGTTCTTGTGCGGCGGCGCTTTCAAATCCCATTTGCATGGCATCTTTCATCAGCAAAGCCTTTTTTGTCCGTAAGAAGTTTTCCAAGTACACCCGTTGACCTTTTGCCGCGGCAAATTTTGGTGCGTTTTGCACGATGTAATCAATTGCTTTGTAAGGTATTGACATTAGATTACCCCTATCATCCGTAGCGCGGCTTCAGGGCTATCGATGCGGCAAAGTGTGCCACCTTGCCAAGTTTCAAAGAAGTCGGCTTGTAGCCCCGTTAAACGGGCTTTATTAGTGCTTTTAATTTCCACCAAGAATGTGTGACCGTGATAGCCAACCAACAAGTCAACGGGTAGGCTAATAATCCATACCGATGCACCCGCGGCGCGTAAGGCACTAACGATTTGTGTTTGGTTTGCATCAACCCTTGCGGCGTATCGCATTTTTATCCTTTACTGTATTCATTCTTTGCTTTAATTCATCAGCGGCGGCTTGTCCGCGTTTGCTTGCAATGTCTTTAATTATTTTGTTCCACCATTCGATTGCTTCGCCCCTACCTTCTTCCAATTGCTTTTTGCGGAAACGCGCAACCCATTCCCGCGCTTCGCAATCTTTAAAGTGTTCCATGTCCATCAATATCGCCAGTTAATTCCAAGGCTTTGAGAATGACCCATTGCGGGTAAGTAACCCCATCCCGCACCCTGTCCAAAATTCTCATTGCTATTTCGTATGTCATACCAAAATCATTCCGTAGTTATTTACACCATCAGGAATAATGATTCCATGTTTTTTAACTAATTGATTTTTTTGAAAAACGCTGTAGTCAACATGGTGATGGTGTCTGTTATATCTAAACGCCAACCTTGATATATCAGGGTGCAAATTTACCAACATTTGCGATTTTGGTAGTGTTCCTTCTTTTTCATAAAACTCCGCTGTATTGCCCCCTTTAACGGTTTGCGTTGCGGCTTTGTTTTGCAAAAAGCATTGAAACAAAACGGTACACCAACCATCTTTCAACATTCTTAAAGATAAATCCGTATCTTCGTTGTACCTTCCGCGCCAACGGTAGGGAACATCATTCCTGTTTAAGATGCAAGAGTAAATGCGCGTGTTAAGGCGAAAAGCGGGTTTTTTTCTTCTACTACCACCCGCAAAAAATCTGTACTCAAATCCCGCTTGCGAAACATTTTCATATCGTTCTACAAAATCTTCAGCAATTCGGAAAATAGTACCTGAAGTAACTTTGTGTCTTTCATTACGATTAAGGCGGCAAAACCCATCAATGTTGTCATCAAGTACCCAATGCCAAGATGCACCAATTGAAATTGAGTGTTGCCAACAGAAGTTTCGTGCCGCGCCAGGCCCTACGCCCAAAGAATTACCCAACTTGTCGCAAGTATCGTAATCAAGCAAATATTGTTTATCCAAGATTAAGATTTTTTCTGCGGCAATAACCGAAGCATATTGTTCGTACTCTTGTTCTTCAACAACAATAAAGTAGGGAACTTGCATTTCTTCAAAGGCTTTACTTGTAAGCCTTGATTCCCACCTACCTTTAGAAACAATGTAAACGGGGTGTTTAGGATTCATCTTTCCACACCTTTTTTTCTGTTTTGGTTACTGGAAATAAAACACTTTTTGTTGTGAATGTAATGTTTTTGCCAATTAATTCAGAAAATTTCAACATATCTTCTGTTGTTAAAAAATGAACTGTAATGCTATGAATTTCAGATAAATCATCTTGGATAAATTCAGGCATACCTTGCCATTCTTTTTCCCAATTGAATTCTTCATCACCAAATAAGTCTTTCATGCTTTAGCCCCAAATTGTTTTTTAAGTTCGGCTAACTTTGCCAAGGCTTCGGCTTTCACCTTGTCGGCTTCAATTTGTTCGTGCAATGTTTTTTTGCGTTCAATTTGAACCAATGGCTTGATTGGGATTTGCGGGCCTTGATTGCACAAATTACGAAACTTGATTGCGCTAGGGATAAATTCACCATCAAGTTTGGCAATGGCAAAGTCCATGCTTGGTCGGTAAGTTAAAAACTTGCCAAGTTGAACCTTCCATTCATCGCGTACAAATTCAGGGTCTAAGCCATCAAAGTGACGATTAAACGGTGCGCCAAAAATAGCCATCATGCGACCAAAGATGTAATCAAGCCCTTGGTCTTGTGTACAGAAATCAGTTTCCAAGTAGTTTGACATTGCCGCCACCTCCGATTAGCCCACGGGTTAAGCCTGAAATTACCCTTTGGTTCATTTGGCCCGTCTTGCTTAAATCTGAATCCTTTTGAACCCAAGCGGCTTCGAATCCTTGCCAACCACGGGCGCAACAAGTTTCTAAGGCTTGTTCCAATGTGAAACCTGCTTTTTGGGCTTCACGCTGAATAATTTTCAAAGCGGTTTCAGTAAAAGGTTTTTTGACCTTGTTTCTAATGGCTATGAAATCATCCCAAACTGATTCAGAAATATCTATGGGCCGAATGGCCTCTGTCTTTATTTTTTTATTTGAAGATGAAGATGTAGATGAAGATGAAGGGGTTGTATTTTGTTTATCCTCTTGCATAACCTTATGGTTAACCTTCAAGTTTGGATTTCCACCTAATTTTCCACCTTCTGCACGCTTTTGTCTTAATTCTTCATCACGAATCATGCGTCTTGAAAAAATTGCGCCATTATCAATATCGTAAACACCTGCTTCGTGCAATTCGTTTAGCCAACCTTCTACAACCTCTAAGGTTTCGCCAACCATACGGGCAAGGTTAGGGGGTAGGATAACCTTATCTGCAACCTTTAAATAACCGTAAGGTGAACCTTCGTGCATAAAACAAATCATGTCTATCCACAAACCCCTAGCGCCTGTAGAACATGAACGCAAAGCAGTATCACGCAACCAATCGCTTGGGTAAAATTGAAATGATGGGCGTTTCATACATTCCCATCCGTTTCAAGTAAAGTTGTTAAACAATCAAACGCATAAGCAGTTTTGTAACCTTTTTTTATGATGGCATGAATTAAATTTGCTTTGGCGCAATCTAATTCAATGTGTTCATCAGAATGACATTCGGCACATAAAGTAATAATTGTTTCTATGTCGTAATCCCACGGCCCTTCGGCTAATGGGTGATAGTGAACATGATGTGCATTTAGCGTTTTTGTGCTTTTTTCACAAGTTACGCATTTCCATCCATCCCGTTCAAATACACGCAAGCGCATTTGTTGCCAACGGGGGTCTAATAGCCTTTCGGCATAAGTAGTTTTTGAACGCATTTAAGCATCTCCGCAAAACTCCCAAAAAGAAACGGCGGCAGGCGGGGAGTACGCTTTTCGGTTGGGTAGCAACTCCCAACCTAGCCGTGTTTCAAAAATTGTATCAAAGAATCATCATCGTGTGCAAATCTTTGCGTTCTTCATGGGTCATAAAATAATAGTAACCCTGCGTGTAATCTTTGTGAAAGTGATAGCAAATCAGGTGATACAAAGAATCATCCATCGATTGATTCGCATACGCAAACCCAAGATGTTCCATCATCAAAGATTTGTGATGTAGATATTTTTCTATCTTTGTCATTTGAACCATTCCGGTTTAAGTAACTTCAATTGCCAAAGCCTAGCCTTTGGAATTTCTTTCCATTGGCTAACGGCGGATTGCCTTATACCTAACAATTCCGCTAGTTCGGTTTGATTGCGTACCTTGGTTAACAATTCTTGTTTAGTCATACCGCATTATAAGCCAACTAATAGGATAAATACATTAGGGAAACTACCTAGAAAATAATTTAAAAAAAGTGTTGACCTACATATAAGTTGGCTTATAATTACACCATGCCCCGAACTTCTTGGGGTCTTATAGGAGAAACTGAAATGGCTTATAAATTCAATGATGGCGGTAGAAAAGATGCCGGTTACAAAGGCGTATGCGGCGATTGCGGCGTTCGCGCAATGGCAATTGCAATGAACCTTGATTACACGGCGGTTTATAAAGAACTTGCCCAAGCAAACAAAGATTACGGGCGTTCTAAATCTGCGCGTAATGGTTTGGCTAAAGATTTGTATTCAAGCGTTTTAAAGAAGCATGGTTGGGTTTGGGTAAGCGCCCCTAAGTTTAGCGGGCGTAAGGCGCGTTGCAAAGATTTGCAAGGTACTGTAATTGCCCATCAAGCCCATCATTTCGTAGCCGTGATTGATGGCGTACCCAACGATATTTTTGATTGTTCGGATCGCATGGTTTACGGCTATTGGGCAAAGGCATAAAAACAACATAGGGAAAATACCTACAAAAATATTTCAAAAAAGTATTGATGTAGGTATTAGTTGGCTTATAATTCACCCATGCCCTAACTTCTAGGGTCTTTTAGAAAGAAACCAAAATGAACATCGATGCACCACACACAAAAACAAAGTTTGCCAATATTGTTCGCCACCCTGTTGGGCTTTTCAATCGTACAAAGCCTACATATACGGGCATTGGCGCAAGCGGCAAAACATATTTCTTTTCTTCAAATGGCACTTGGTATTCCGCCTACATCAACAACAAAAGAATTGCTGTTGGTTACAAGTTAGATGAAGTTTCCAAAAAATTAGAACAACTGTAATAAGGGGCAAACCATGATCCGCTTTAGCAAAGAAAACTTACTTAACGAATTGCAAAACCAAATTGCAAAGATGGAACAAATTTGGGGCTTTGTATCCGATAACGGTACAAACCAAATCAAAGATAAAACTAATTTAGACCTTGTTGTTGCTTATGGCGAATACCGCGCCTTAAATGATATTTACGAATCTGTACGCGATAACACTTTCTTGAACATCTAAGGATAAAAAAATGAAACTTTACGGCATCAATTTTTTCTGCGATTACAAACAACATTCTGAACAAGTTTGGGCTGTTGGGCGTTACGAATTGGAAAAAGAAATTTTGGCTAAATATCCAAAATCTACCGGTATTGACATTTGGGTTATATAAGGACAAAACATGAAACAAAAAATCATTACCACTTTAATTGAATGTACTTTAGCCATCATCATCTTTGGTGGTTGGGGCGTAATGTTGGCATGGCGGGGGTAAACATGGATAAACAAGTAAAAGCCGGCGAATGGATTGGCAAACATTTATTTGCATTTCCCGCAAACCATTTTGATTTAGCAGATAGCGAACATGGCATGACCTTGCGGGATTACTTTGCGGCACAGGCTATGCAAGGCGTATTCCCGCTTTGCCAAACACATGAAATCGCGGCGGAAGAATGTTACAAAGTCGCAGATGCAATGATAAAAGAAAGGACAAAATAATGAACTTTATTAACCGTTTTCAATCCCTGTGGCAATTGCCATCACCCAAAGAAATGGCGGCCAAAGAACTTGAAGAAGCCAAGCGCCGTTTTCTTGATGCTCAAAGCGGCATGGAATACGCCAAACGAATGTCAGATTACCACTCCGACCGAATTAAACGATTAACCAACTACTTGGAAAGCGCAGAATGAAACAAATTGCCACGGCATTAGTGCAAGCGCAAAAGGCATTTGCACCCGCTTTAAAGAACGCCTACAACCCGCATTTCAAGAATAAGTATGCCGACCTTGCCGCGTGTGTTGAAGCGGTTATAGACGCGCTAAACAATAACGGTATTGCCCTTGTGCAAAAAACCCGTGAATGTGTTGGCGGCGTAATGGTCGAAACAATCTTTGTACATGAATCAGGCGAAACAATTGATTGCGGCGTTTTGCAATTTCCTGTTGTTAAGAATGACCCGCCCGCGTATATGTCGGCATTGACCTACGCCCGCCGCGGTTCATTGATGGCGGCTTGCGGTATTGCACCTGAAGATGACGATGGGCAAATCGCAACGATTGCCGCAAAAGGTGTAGATGAAAGCGCCCTTATAGACCACTTGGCGGCTATTGACGCATCAACCGACCAAGAGCAATTAAAAGCCGCCTACAAAGCCGCCTATGCCGCTTGTAACGGTAATTCTGATTGGCAAAAGAAAGTGATTGCCGCCAAAGATAAAGCAAAGGCAAAACTATGATTGAAAAAGTTGAACAAGGTACGCCTGAATGGTTTGCCGCCCGCTTGGGTAATGTCACGGCATCTCGCGTTGCTGATGTAATTGCCAAAACCAAAAGCGGTTATTCAGCATCACGCGAAAATTACATGGCGCAATTGATTTGCGAACGCATGACCAACACGGTTGCAGAATCGTACACAAATGCGGCTATGCAATGGGGTACACAAACCGAACCGCTTGCCCGTGCCGCGTATGAATCGTTTGCGGATGTTTTAGTAGATGAAGTAGGGTACATTGCCCACCCATCAATTGAACGCGCAGGGGCTTCGCCTGATGGCTTGGTAGGTGCTGATGGCTTGTTAGAAATTAAATGCCCTAACACCGCTACGCACATTGATACCTTGATTAGTGAACAAGTGCCAACAAAGTACATAACCCAAATGCAATGGCAAATGATTTGTACTAAACGCGCTTGGTGTGATTTCGTATCGTTTGACCCACGCCTACCAAACGGGTTGCAAATGTTTGTTAAGCGCGTTGAATTTGATACGGAATACGCGGCAATGCTTGAAGAAGAAGTAACAAAGTTTTTAACCGAACTTGATGCAAAGATTTTTAAACTGAATGAAAGATTGAACCATGTCAACTAAACTAGATTTGATTGCTGTAGTCGGCGAATACACCGATGCCCAAGGCAACAACAAAAAACGCTTTTCTAAAATTGGTACGCTTTGGGATAAAGGGCAACAAGGTATTAGTTTGAAAATTGACCACATACCCGTTAGTTGGGATGGTTGGTTAAGTGCTAGGCCACCGCTTGAACCACGCACCGCCGCGCCACAACGCCAAGCCGCGCCTATGCCTGATGACGATATACCGTTTTAATTAACAACGGGGGAACGCGGGCAGAAATGTCGGACGAACGCTAGTACCCCACCTTATAGGACACTACAAAATGGACGATTTGTTTGAAAAAGAATACTTAGCCAAGATTAGCGCAAACTATTTAAAAGTTTTGCAAGGTGATGGCGGGCATTGCCCATGCTGTAAACGCTTTGGCAAGTACAACGGGTTCACCATTACACAAAAGAACGCGCAAGCCTTAGTGTGGATTTACAAAAACGCTGGCGTTGATGATTGGGCTAATACCGCTAAAAATGCACCGCGTGAATTTATGCAAGCCAAAACTTTTACCAATATGCGTTATTGGGGATTGATTGAGCCGCACCCAAATGACAACAAAGAAAAGAAAGGGTCGGGCTATTGGCGCATCACGCAAAAAGGCATTAACTACATGAACGGTCAAATGCGTTTGCCTAAAAGGGCATTTGTTTACAATCGCAAGTTAGTTGGCTTTGGCGAACAACAAATTTACTTTAGCGAATGTTTCAAAGAACGCTTTAATTTTGAAGAAGTAATGAACACAACATTTAACGGTGCAACAAAATGAGTTACGCAAATACAGAAATAGCAGTTATCCAATGGGGTGAAGCCCGCGGCATCGTACAAAACAGTACGGCTTACGCGCAAGCAATGAAAACCCAAGAAGAACTAAACGAATTGTTTGAAGCAATTGAAGATAACGATGTAGCCGCAATGAAAGATGCCTACGGCGACATTCTTGTAACGCTAATTATGGGTTGCGCTTGCGCTGATTTAGATTTGGTTGAGTGTCTTAAAGGTGCTTATGAAGAAATTAAACACCGCAAAGGTCATCTAACTAAAGATGGCATCTTTGTTAAAGAAGTTTAAGCATATAAACGCGTACCTTGCTTATCAATAATTAGTGCTTGTTTTTTTGGTGTGTCACCAACTTGATTTGGAATACTGATATGTGTCCATCGGTCAAATTCTCTTATGACTTGATGGTAGCCCAAATCAGACGCAATGACCGCCTTAACCACTTGGTCGGGGGTCATGCTAGGCACGCGTATATCAGCCGCGCACCCTAATCTATGCTGTGACGTATCTTTACTGCCTACGGCATCGTTTACGGCTTTTGACCTGAACGCACTGTTGACCATAATCGGTTTACCGCCAAGAACGGTTTTGAGTTCTTCAAGGAATTCAGCCAATCTTTGAATGTTTGCAAGTTCGGTTTCATTTGGAATGTTTTCCAATTCGCGGTGGTCGGTGTGCGTTAATTCTTCTAAAGTGAAATGTTCGGTTAAGTTCATTTTTTCCCCTGCATTGCTTCAGTTTTTGCCGCGCTACTAGATGATGAACCGTAGTAGTAATAAATTACCGCCATTAGCACCGCATCTAAAGTTCCCAAGGCACGGGCAACAAGTTCGCGCATATCGCCGTTAATTGTGCCGTTAAACAATTTGTAGTTAACTGCGCCCCAAACAATAAACACCACCAACGCCATGATTCGCGGTGTCCATACATCGCCAGTTCTAGCCGCCATTTCACGCGCAGAATTTCTATCGCCCGCGTGTACCTTTTCCATATCAATTTCAAGTTCTTTCATTCGAACTTTTAGGCTTGCATCGGCTTGTTTAATGCTTGCCATTTGGTCGCTAGTCAATGTGCCGCTTGCAAGCAAATCTTTTACTTGTTCTTTGGTCGCGTCTTTCATGCCCAAGGCGTTACCAATAGCATCGACCGCCATGCCCGCTAGTGGCCCACCCATCGCCGTAGCAATCGTTGGTGCAATTGTTTTTAACCAATCCATAGTTACCCCTTACTGTTTGCTTTTACTCAGCATATTACTGGCAATCAATAACATACTCATTTCTTTGTGTATGTCTTTAGGTTCTTTTTCCCAACCAACGGTTATTTGACCAACAAACCGCCCTTGTTCTGGTGGTACGCTTACACGGCATCCAAACGTCATGCCCTTGTCAATGTACCAAAGCCCCATTTCGCTTTGGGGTACGGCGTATTCGCTACATGGTATTTCGTTAGCCATTAACGCAACCACATCACGATTGTTTGCAGAACTTTGCGTAAACAAACCAACGTCTAAACCTTCGTGTGTTTTGTCGCGCCCTTCGCGGGTATATGCGCGATACAAAATTCTTGTGCCAAACAAAGGGTTAACTTTAAAAATGGCAACTACGTTTGCGTTGGTGTTCTTAAATAAATGGGCGGCAACATCTTCCACCCTATCTTCAGCGATTGTTGGTAGTTTTTTATTTTCTTTGTACGCATCAACCAAAAACGCTTGGTTTTGCCAAACAAAATAACCTGCAAACGCAAACACCGCCATCAGCAATAAAGCAAACAACTTAAACGGGCTGTCAACATAGGACAACACCTTGCTTAATATGTCGTTCTTTTCATCACTCATTTTTTTGCCGAATAAAGCATTATGTTCCACATAAAAGAAGCAACAATTACAAACACAATGATAAAACTTGCCGATAGCCAAAGGTCATTGTGAAATTTAGCCTTTGCCTTTCGTAATTCTTCTTCTTGTTCTAATCGTTCCCTTTGCAGTTTAATCCGCAAGTCCATCATCTGTTTATACACATCCATGCCGTAGCGCAGTTTTATCATGCTTTGCAATTGCATATCTTGCTTGCGCATCGTTTCGCGGGCAACCGCAATTTGCATTGCTTCTTCTTCTACGGACATTCCCGCAGGGGCTTTGCCAAATAACTTAGGCTTTTTCTTTTGATTTGCGCCAACATAAAAGTTAGCCGCTGATGTGTACCACTTGCCTAACTGCCCTACAACATCTTCAATTTCCCGCCCTGCTGATACCAATGCCTTAACGCCTTTAAAAGCGGCATTAGCCATTGCAAAAGCCGTAAGCGGGTCAATTTTCTATCTCCAATACATCGCAACCATTGCGGTACACCAAATAACAAATATGGTCACGCAAATCGCGGCGCAAATTGCTTCTGACCAATCTTTCATTTCAAATGGTATATAGACGAATAAACAACGCCCGCCATGCCCACGAGCATAGTGCCACACGCTTTGATTAAGATGCCCTCTAATCGTTTAAGCCTAGCGTTAATTTGCTCATAACGTAATGCGCATACTTCTTCGTGCGTACTCAAACGGGCGGCTGTATCGTCCATGTTCAACCCCAAGGCAAAGGTGCGGGTTGCGGTGTAGGAACAGCGGCTTGTGCAATCAGAAAATCAACTTCTGTTTCCATATTGGTAACGCGTTCAGGGCCTAACGCCGCCTGTGTCCACTCCAACGCTTGAGCCTGAGTAATCTGGTCAAATGGGGTGAAATTTTCTGGATTTGCTGGCAGTAAGTTTACAGAATAATTGACTTGCTGACCATCCTTTGCAATGGTGAAATTGCTCATCACCACAGTTTGTGGTTCGGGTGTGTTCAATACTTGCAGACTGTTAATTGTCCAGTTGTACATTTTCTTCTCCTTGTTGCTTTTGCACTTGTTGAGTGATGTTTTGCAATACTATCCATGCGCCTGTTTTTGTAGGTTGTTCACCCAACAAATTCATCAGGTATTGGACTTCATCGTTGCTTAGTTCGAGTGTCATACGTCTGTTGCACCTTGGTATTGGGTAAAGGTTTTGATAACATTGTACATAGCGGGAATCAAGTCGCCTTGTAAATCAGCCATGTTGATGTAGTGAGCCTGTTGTTGGATAGAGGGCCATCCTGCTTGACGGGCTTGCTCTGTTGCATGGATTTCCACTTGAACTTGGATTTGGTCTTTTGTACCAAAGAAGTTAGTGATACGGGCATAGGCTTGGGCTTCCTGTTGTCCGTTTGTGTTGTTAGTTGCTTGAATTAAAAGTGCCAATTGAGTTCTCCTTAATAGGTCATTTCTGTCGTGCGAATCTTAAATTCTTCAAACTGTTCTTTGGTGTTATTTCCAAAGCCATAATTTGAATGGAATGCAATGTGATGATAATCGCATAAAGTTACACCATTATCTATATCAAAGCGTTTTTCAGGAAATAGATTAAATCCATCTAAATGATGAGCAACCATTGGGTCTTTGCGTATGCCACAAATTTGGCATTTTGATTTATCTCTAGCCCAAACGCTTATACGCCACGCTTTATATTCGCCAGAATTCCTGATGATTTCTGTTTCTGTACCAACTCGTTGTTCTGGCGGTTTCCAGCAAGGATTGTTTTCGCCACGATTAAATAAATTTTGGCAACTTTTGCATCTAATTGCCTTGTAAGAAGTTAATTGTTTTTCACAATCTTGGCATTTGTTTTTGCCACCAGTCCATTTACCATTATGGTGACTATGTCTTGGCGGATAACTTATGTCACCATAAGTAATATGTTTAGGCTTACAAACAATTCCAAGACGTTTAAACGCCTTATGGATTGTTCCATAGTCACATGGAATTAACTCAGCAATCTTAGAAATAGACAAGTTTTCGCCAAAGTATTTTTCTTCAAGCCACGCTTTATCACGGGTCAAATGCCCATTAGGACAAGTCAATCTAGACTTGCGTGGTTTAGTTTCTACTCTGGTTTTTCTCATCAGAATGTCATTTCCGTAGTTCTGATAGAACATACTGTTCTGATGGTAGTCGATGCTTGACCCGTGAATGTTACTGCCAAACCGCCATTGGTTGTGTCGGCTGATAGTGCAATTGTCCAAGTTACTGCACCTGCATCTGCATACATGGATGTTACTGTGCTACCAACAAGAGTTGTAGAAGCGGCATTTGCACCACGCTTAATCAGACCTTCAATAGTCCAACTCTTTGAGTTTCCACCACCTGTTACTCCTGAGACTATTTCACCTCGGAAAGTGTAAGCAGAGTTGTTGGGTAGGATTACTTGGTTGGTTGTGGATGCGGCTGATGTGTTTGACCGCAGAACTGTTGCAGTTGCATCTGTTGTTTGCGTTCCAAGAATAAGCAATGCACTTTGTGAAACACCAGAAGCGGATGCTATAGGGTTGTTACACGCTGGAAAAACATGACTTCCTTCTATTGAACGAGTTGTTCCATAAGTACCACCACTAATCACACTTTGACTAGAATTTACTGTGTTATTAGCACCACCGCCAATAAAACCTGCATTTAGTGTTTGGAAATTGCTACTACCGCCAACAACTGTACCCGCAAAACCGCCAGCACTATTTAAATAACCAGCACCAACAAAAGTTGATGTACCGCTTGCCGCATTACCAGCAAAACCACTTCCATAAGTACCACCGCCACCAATAAATGAACCAATACCACTTGCAGTATTTTGTATTCCTCCAACAACAATAGACCAATCACCGCTTGCTCTGTTTCTATTAGCCGCAGTTCCAGCATCACCACCACCACCGATGAAACTGTAAGAGCCTGTGGCTTGGTTATTACCTCCTCCTACAACTACTCCATGAGGGGTGTAAAAGGATAGGGTTGATGTTGATGAACCACTTGCTACCTTAGACAGAGTAAGAGATGTGCCACTAACAGCCGCTACATAAGTGTCACCAGAAATTGATGTTCCTGTAATGTATTGACCAACTTTGATTGAAGCGTTTGAACCTGAAAGAGTCACGGCAGTCGTGCCGTTCATGGTTGCGCTTTGAGTAGTTACCGCAGAACCAGATGTTCCTGCATTGGTAAAACCACCACCAACAAAATTGTATAAACCCGCACTTACGTTTGATGCGCCACCAACAGTTGCACTCCATGTGCTAGATGCAGTATTAAGAGAGCCACCGCCAACATAACTATATGCACCTGATGCTAATGAAGATTCGCCACCAGATGCAGTTGCAGAGTAGCCTTGTGCCGCATTATTATTTCCACCTGAAACAACGCTGAATTGAGCAGATGCAATTCGTGCAGATGTACTTCTACTTGTCTGCCAATCAACAGCATTAGCACCCCTAGCATTACCACCAGTAGCAGTAGAGTCTGTCTGTTGGGCTTGGAGTGCGCCTGTTCCTTTTGGTTGTAGGACTAATGGGATGTTTGTGTCGCCACCTAATGCTTTTACAGTTGGAGGCACACTTGTTGAAGCACCAGCAAGTTGTATGTAGTTTGTAGACGCAGTTCCAGCGCCAAAGTAAGTGGTTGCAAATACCCCACCAGTGCCTTTTGCGGACAACGCCAAATTGATGCTTGAATCAGAACCTTGTGCCGTAATAGCAGGGCCACCACCAGTAGCCGCCCCTGTTACTTGTACATAGTTAACAGCAGAGGCTGTGTGGGCTGCTTGCATCTGTGTTGATGCCCCACCTGCAGATTGGAAACTTACAGAACCAGTTCCGTTTGTAATAATTGCGGCAGAAGTATTGGAACTTCCTGTTGCATACAAAACTGGCGTTGTTCCGTTTGAAGCAGACCAATAGTTAACACCCGTGGAATTGCTATCGTAAAATCGAAATGCTCGGTTTGCGTTAGCAGTAAATACATCGAAGTTTGTGCCAAGACCTTTAACAACAGTTCCAGACCCCACAGTCGCATAAGCCGCCGCACCACTACCACCGCCACCAGAGAAACTTACTGTTGGTTGTTCTACATAGCCTGAACCTGCGTTGGTGATAACAACGTAACCAAAAATATAACTTACAGTAAGTGTTGCGCCTGTGCCTGTTCCCCCAGTTACCGAAACAGGATTAGTTGGAACTGCTGAATACTGAGAATAATTTGGCGTATCAACAGAAGTAATTACACCACCAGAAACAGTAGCAACTCTAAATGTTCCAGCACCACCACTTTGCAAAGTGCCACCAACCATGGTTATGGTGTCGCCAACGGTGTATCCAGTACCACCATTAGCAATAGTTGCGTTTGTGTTTTGAACTATTGCATTACCAGTTGCTTGAACACCGCCAGCGGTTGTTGGTGCTGTAAGTGCTACAGATGGAACAGATGTATAACCTGAACCAGTTGCAGTCCTCGTAATAGCAGTAACAGTACCACCATTAGAGATATTCACCCCTGAACTACCAGCGGCTAGGTCTATTGCTCCTGTTCCTTTGGATTGGAATACTTGGGAGATGTTGGTGTCTGTGCCAGCGGCAAACAAACGAACTGCATTTCCTGTGGTACTTCCAGTAAAACCTAAATAGTTAATTGAAGATGCTGTGTGTTGTACTGCGGCTTGTAATGCGCCACCAGTGATAAACGTAATTGAACCACCGCCTTTTGCATCAAGACGCAAAGAAATATTTGAGTCAGAACCTTGCGCAGAAATTATTGGTGATGCTGTAGTAGCCGCACCAGTCACCTGAACGTAATTGACTGCTGATGCGGTGTGGGCAATATTGAATTGCGCTTGTGAGTAGCCGTTTGAATAAAATGCAATACCTTGACTAGGGCCACCATACAGAACCAATGCTCCAGCACTTGCGCCAAAACTTGGAGTCCCACCATTTGAACCAGAAGCAATTAAATAACGATTTGCACTTGCTGTAGTATTTACACGCAAACCCTCAGCCCCAGCCACACCACCTAAAGAAGTCTGTCCAGTAGCAGTAAGCGTAGTAAACGTACCAGCCGCAGGGGTTGTGCCACCTATGACTGTGTTGTCAATCGTGCCGCCTGTGATGGCTACGTTGCTTGCATCTTGTGTGGCAATAGTTCCTAAACCAAGGTTAGTTCTTGCGCCTGATGCTGTAGTTGCGCCTGTACCACCATTGGCAATAGGCAATGTACCTGTAATGATAGAAGCGGGAACAGACAAAGGCGTAGTCTGTTTTACATAGATAATTCCTGTTGAAGAATTAACATATTGAACCACACCAACTTGAACAGTAATCCCTGTTGGTGGTAATGTATTCATCAATTGACCCGCAGAATACGGGCTAAGATACAAAACTTGTCCAACAGTAAATGTGCTTGTGTTGACGTTATCAATACCGCCTTGTGAAGTTACATATCCAATTGCACCATTAGCAATAGAACCATTGGTCAATCCAATAACAGCAGAAGTTGCCGCAACATCAGCCTTTGCTAAAGCAATATTAGGATAACTTTGACCGCTAGATGTTGATGTAATGTAAACAGGTGAACCATTTGGAATGGTCGAACCTGTATTGTTAATTACTTTAACAATTAAATCTTGTCCAATATGAACTACATCATTAGATGAATCATTGTAATAAGCAAGTGCGTGTTTGTTGGAATCGTACCAAGTGCGACCTTCTACATAACTAGGAACAGATGAAGGTGTAAAAGCCTCATAGTTGCTAATTGTTGGGTTGTTTAATGTTGGCGCAGTATCAAGTACAACATTTCCAGACCCTGTTGTTGGTGTAGCAGGGAACGCACCTACATCAGCCGCATCCAAAACAACTACGCCTGTTTGCCCATTAACAGATGACACTAGGTCTGTGTTGTCAATCTTTTGCCAAACAGAACCATTAAAAATTGCCCAATCACCAACTACCCAATCGGTAATGCCGTTCAGGTTAGTAGAGCCGCTTGTGCCAACAACGTAGTAATAACCGTTTGTGCCAACACTAGAAGTCAGCGTAGGTGTATTTGTAGATGCGTTCCAAGAACCCTGATATACCAAAGTGCCTGTAATGGTTGCCCAAACTGTGTCATAGTTTGCATTGCTTGCTTTGGCTAAAACTTGACCTGTAGTGCCGCCTGTAGGGACACCCTCCCCCGCTGGCCCTTGTGCGCCCTCAACACCCTTGTCAACCAAAACCTCTATACGGGGCTGTGGCACGATTTCAAGGTTAACCCCTCGGTTGCTATCAACCAAGAGTTGCACATTGTTCTCGTCCGTTACAACAACCTGAACGCCCCTATTCGCAGGGGATACGATAATGCCTTTGCTCATACAACCACGATTCCGTCAGAACGCACTAAGAACAACAAAAAGATGATTTGGTCATCTGCGGGTGTCGAGCCACTTGCGGGAAATGAAACCTTAACCCGACCTGAATAGCCAACGCAATTTGTGGCGTTAATTTCAAGTTGGGCATCGGTGGAGATTAGCCCCCACGTTGTTGAATCAATAACCAAAGTGCAAGTGCCTGAAGCCGCCACAATGTTGGAAACGGTCAGAGGAATAGCGGTTGGTGTCGGTGTGTAGTCGGCAATATCAAATGTCAACCCGTTGCGGGTGTCAATGATGTTGGTGACTTCCCTGCGAACAATTTGCGCGTTAATTGTTGCGCCTGTCAGATTGATTGGCAAGTTTGTATTGGAATTCGTGAATGTCAAATTCCAATAAGTATTTTGGTTATAAACCAGTTCACCCGCAAGGATAGGATTGTCAAATCCCGATACTTGTGCAAGTGTATTTTTGTTAAAGACAGCCATTGTTGTTCCCTGAACTCAGTTAGAACTTCCGCACTCTTGCGGGTCTGTGTGTCTTGTCTTATAAAAATTATTCTATCAAGATTCTTTTAATAAATCAATAAAGTGCCACAAATCATCATTGAAATAAGTTCCCGCAGGTTTAGATGGATTCCAACTAGGATTAGCCGAATTCAACTCATCATACATTTCATTTTTTATTTCATAAAATTTAAATGTTTGTGGATTTGTAAAATTGCCGTTTTCATCAATAGTTCCAACCACAACTCTAATAAATTTGTTTTGTGGAGATTCTTGCAAAGATTCAATTTCTTCAAAAACAACTTTCGTTGGTATAGTAATTTCTCTTGGCATAGTTAACCTTTCAATTGTTTTTCTAACGCTTCAACTTTAGCGGTCAGTTCTTGAACCGCTTTAATAAGTATTGGGAACATTGTTCCATAAGCCGCTTCTAATTTTTCTGGGTTGTCATGTGAAACCAAATTAGGAATTGTTTGCGTTTGGTTTTGAACTTCCACCAATTCTTGAGCAATAAAGCCCATGTCTGGCAAACCAACTTTAGCCCCATCTCTTGTGTTCCAAGTAAATGACACGGGGTTTAGTTTTTTAACAAACTCTAAACCAGATTGAATAGGTTTTACATCTGTCTTGTCCCGAGCATCTGACAATGCAGTAATACTTGTTACTTGGCATCGCAAAGTTGTAATGCTTGAATTACCTAAAGTAATGTTATTACTTGTGGTTGGTGATGAACCACGGGCTTGATAACCAACAAAACTGTTGTTTGTGCCTGTGGTATTTGTATCTCCCGAACTTGAGCCTATTGCAGTATTGGTTGTTGCTGTTGTTGCGGATAAAGAATCATTGCCAACTGCAGTATTTTTATCTGCACTTACATTGCTTGATAAAGCACCATCTCCAACTGCTGTGTTCTGATAACTAATTGTGTTGTTATATAGTGCCGACCGTCCAATTGCAACATTTTGACCGCCGCTTGTATTGTTATACAAACTTGCAAATCCTAATGCTGTGTTGTATGCGCCTGTGTTATTTGATCTTAATGCTTCAGAACCAACACCAGTATTTCCTGTTCCTGTTGATGTTGTGTATAAAGCATAAAAACCAATGCCAGTATTTTGACCACCAGTTGTTATTGAATAACCAGCACTTAATCCAAAAACTGCATTGTAAGAACCTGTTGTGCATGACTTTAAAGATTCTGAACCCATTGCGGTGTTGCCTGAACCAGACATTGCCGCTGATGAACAGTCATAACCAACAGCAGTATTGTTGTTTCCAGTAGTGTGATTTGTTAACGCTAAATAGCCAACAGCAGTACAGTAATTACCAAAAGTATTGCTTTTTAATGCTTGATAGCCAAGTGCTGTGTGTGCGCTACCAGTTGTGCAGTTTTTTAAGGCTTCATAACCAGTTCCTGTGTTGTATTGTGCAAAAGTGGCATTTGCCACGCTCAATACATTTCCACCAATAGCAATATTGGTGAAATGAGAACCATTGCCAGAACTAATATAAACACCAAAAGCGTTTAATGCTGTACCTGTATAAGTTAAGTTTCCAGTTGCACCAAACGCACCCGCATTGTTATATTGGATTTGTGTATTTGAACCTGCGGGAGTTGCACCACCACTAGGTGTAGCCCATGTTCCGTCATTTCTTAAAAACGTAGTTGTTGAACCAGATGGCGGCAATATGTTGTAATTGCCAAATTTAAATGTTCCTTCACTAATCCACAAACCAATTGCACTAGAAGCGCCATTTGTGTTTGCGCAACGTAAGCCAAAACCAAAAAAATAATTTGTTGAGAACAAACCGCCAACAGCATCACCTTGACCAACAACACCAACACCACCTTGTGTTGTTGAATTGTTTTTACCTAATCCAACAACTCCAACATTTGCAACACCGCTTGTTGAGTCGCCAACACCTAAAACACCTACGCGAACATTAGGAAATGTTGCATTTGTTGTTGCAAGACCAAATGCGCTGTAATCAATGTTGTAATTTGCACCACTAACAACAATAGGATATGTTGTTTCAGCATTTTTGCCTTCAAAAACAGCATCACCACTTGTGTTAATGTCGGCACGAAAAACGCCATCGTTAAAATAACAATCGCCTGTTGATTGCTGAATGTAATAACCCGTTGTGCCATAAGTTGCAGGTGTACCGTATGTAGGTGGCGTTGAACCATTCCAGTTGTCAGAACGAATGTCTTGGAATACGCTTGCCGCTATCGGGCCTGTCCACGCCGTTGTGTTTGCCGCTACGCCATCTACCGTAACCGCATTGCTGTTATATCGACCTTGGATGTACCACATTACTTGACCAACAGTAATAGCGGGCGTTGTTAATGACCATCCGCTAGGGGCTGTCGCACCGCTTGTAGGCGTTGTAAATGTCGGCGTTGCACTAGATTGGCTTTGTACTTTGTAAGCAGTTAGTGCGGTTAAACCATTGTCCCCTGTTGGCCCAACCATTCCTATAGGTGTCCAAGAAAAAGCCGTACTATTTGGGCTTTTTGTGGATGTACCAATTTCATTGCCTACGGTAAATGCAAAATAATATGTCGCCGCAGGTAATGTAAGATTTGCAAATGTATATGTTGAACCATTAGCAACAGGAATATTATTAACTGAATTTGCAACAGACAAAACCAACCAACTGGTAGAAACTGCGGGCGTTGTTGTGTAATACAAAGTGCCAAACGTAACGCGACCCGTTGTCGGTACTGTAACGGTTACATCAAAAGATGGAATTGTTGCAGACGGATAAGATGCCGAAACTGTAGGCGCAGATAATGATGAAAAATATGATGGCGATGGCAAATTAGAATTTGCAATTGGCGCGTATTGAGTAACGTTTTGGTCATCGTAAACATCCGCGCTGTATTCGTTTAACTCTAGTTTTGCACCTAGTGTTCCATCAGGCAATGAAGCCTCATTAACTTTCATTACGCGGAACAATTTAGCAGACCAACCAAAATCAGTATTGGTTACGCTAACCACATCACCCGCGTTAACTTGGATGCCGTAAAAAGTGGTGCTGAAACTAACAATCAAATCTTCGCGTGCTTGTTCCAACAATCGGTTGGCAAGGTACTGAGCCTGAACCGAATCGTTAACCAAATCATAAGTAATGGAATATTTGTTAACGGGTTCGTTAGGGTACAGCAATCCAGACGGTGTTTCCAAGTTAACAAATGCCGCTTGGTCGCGGTTTTCTTTAAACGGAAATCTTGCTTCAACTTGATTGATTGACGATGTAATATCTGTTGCGCTAACACGAATGTCGCCAATGATGTTGTTATCTGTAAACGCGTATGCGGCAGTTTCCGCTTTGTTAATAACAATAGACCATTGACCAAGTGCCGCGTTATACGTCATCCACGAATCGCAAGCAGACATGATGCGGTCAAGGTTTGACAATACAGTTTGTCCCGCGTCTAACACACCATTGATTCTGTAACGCGCTTGTGTAACGGGTGAGCCACCGCCAGAAGGCGTATAAGTAATTAAAGCATCTGAGTATGCGTTAAGCGTAGCCACGCAAGTTGTGTCAACAAATGCAGGGTCAACTGCGCCGCCATAGGATTCGTTTGTAATGTAATCAAGCCAAACATCTGCGGGTTTTGCAACGCTTGCACCATTGGGGTAATGGCTTACTTTGAATGTGATTGGGTTAAGTTGCGTAGTGTCAGCATCACGGTTGTAAACAAGTTTGACAATGGCAAATGCCAAGTTGTTCATTTGTCTGTTGGTGGCGGGCCATCTTTGCGCAACCGCAATGTCCGAACCGCCCATAACTGTACTTGGCGCAGACGCACCGTTAACAGAAGTAATAACACCCGCGTTACTAGATTTGTAAAGGTTAATGTATAGATTGCCACTAATCTTTGTATCAACATTACCCGCTTCATCGGTCAGGCTAACAACTTTTGTCAGGTCTGTTCCATCAAAAGTAATCAAGCGGTCGCCGTAGTACATCTTGGTTGTGTCAAAGTTAAACACACCCGCCGCTGTTCCTAACGTTGCATTTGCTTGGCTAATGCTTGAGATAGCCAAAACGTAATACATTGTTTTTTGGTCTGTTGTCAGCACAGCATCAACGAACGTACCGCCCATATACGCATCGCCGTAAACAATAGGAATGGCGTTTACTTGGCTTGGCGGTACTTGTTGACGAACACCCATGTCTTGCTGTGATTCTGGGTTCTCAGCAAATATGCGGGAAACAACTTGTGACAATGCAAAACTAACGGCAAACGTTGCCGCTGTGACGCTAATGCCAAACGTTGTTACCAAATAATTTGCACCAGCCGCAATGAGTGTCGATACCATTTTTATTCCCTAACGAAAGTTGCGCCAAGTGGTTTATAACCCCTGCGCGTGTAATCAATCAACGGCCCGTTAGCCGAAATCGATGTGCATACTAAATCTACTTCACCAGCCTTAAGCATAATCTTTGCGCGTTCATCAAACGCTTTCCAAAGCCTACCGCCAACCGTTCCATTCCTGTGTTCAGGTTCTACCCACCACAGCAATTCGTTTAATTCTTTTATTTTGGGTGACCAAATGTTAGAAGTTTTGTAAGCCACGATTGCACCTCTAAGATGCGTGTCCACAAAAATGAACCCACGACCTTGAATGATGCTAAACAATAATTCTTCAACGTATCGCGGAAAGTGATTGTGCGATTCACCAAGTTTTTTAATTGGGTTTTCATAAGCGTAAGCCTCCACAATTTCTAACAGTCTGGGTATATCGTATCTTGTCGCTTGTCTTATCATGGTGATGCGTCACCTGCTGAATTGTCCATTGTTACTGTAGTTTCGCTTGCCTGTGTATTGGTTTTAGGTGGTGCGCCAAAGTCAAAGAATGTATTGGATATTTCCGCAACACGGTTCATTGATGTTTCGCTTGTGCCGTAAATAAACTGCCAATTACTTTTGTTTGTCTTAACGCCTGACAATCTGTTTTCCAAAATACGGCGCATGGACGAACATGAAATAGAACAAGTTGCTACCCGTGTACGCATTTCAAAATTGAAATCTTCGGTAATTGCCACGCTGTTAATAATGCCTTGGTAGCGTTTAAAAAACTGTGTTGTTGGCGTTGTGATAATTTGATTGTTGGAATCAAAAAACCCACGCCAAACTTCCACCAATGAGCCTTTAATGTCGCTAGAAAGAATCAGCGAAATGTTTGATGATTCAATACCCGTTAAAGCAATTGTCATATCGTCAGACGTTGCTTTAATGTCGCGTTGAACATCACTTACGTTTAACAATGCGCCAAGATTTGAAAAGGTAATACCACCAACTGTAATGGGTGCGGCGGCATTACAAAATGTGTAAACCGTTCCCGCAGTCCCAACAGTTAACTTTACAAATTCCGCATGGTTAATCTGCGAACCAGTTACCGCGTTAATTGTTGTCATACGATGTATTCTCTAAAAACAAATGGCGAATCCCATTGTACAAACGCGCCATCAGTCATTGGGTTTAATGTGTATGTTGGGCAAGTTTCAGCAACAACATTAAATGTGCATTGATTGCCAATATAAACGGTTGTGCCTGATGTTGGCGTACCGATTAAAGGTCGATGGATGCCCACAGAAGCCCCCGCAGAATCCGCAGTTATCTTGTAGGTGTATCCGCTTACCATAATGAAATCACCCGCCTTAAATGTGCCATTAGACGTTAACGCAAGGGTTTGCGTGTTAGGCGTTGGTGTGCCGTTTAGCGTAGCCGCTGTTGCAGTTCCGCGCATTTCCGTAAACCATGAAAGATTTGAACTTGTAAACGTAATTGCTTCAGGTAATTGGCGGTCTAAGTTATCGATGGTTTGGATTACATCCCTAACCTGTGGGTAATACAAATAACTGTGTGGCGTAATCGTAAACACCCAAGGCACAGCAGTTAAATATTGCGCCACAGTAATGTAACCAGAACGGGCTACTTGTTGACCAACCACACGGCGGTTGTTAACCGTCATGGATTGTTGAATTTCAAATATTGTTTGGAAAGACATTATGCGCGTCCCCTGTTTACTGCCAATGATTTATTAGCATATTGATTAGCCGCCCAAACCGCAGTAGGGCTTCCAAGCAATCTGTCCTCAAAAGATTTTGTATCAATGGCGTTAATGTAGTTGTTTGTGACCATCGTAGTGCCTCCCATGCCGCCTAACGCATGGTTTGGAATAATTGTCCCTGCGGTGCGGGGTACAAAGATTTCAGGGCCGCGTTCACCAACAATTGCGGGTTGTCCTACGGCGGGGCTACCACCATCAGCATACCCTGCAAAACCCATTACCGCCGCGGGTTGATAAGGGTTTGATTTCATGCCAAACATAGAACCAAACAAAGAACTTAAAAAGCCCGATGCCGCGGCTTTCATTTGCATCGCCAACATATCTTGAATAATGCTACGCGCTAAATCTTTAAAACCAATCTTGCCTGTTTTAACAAAACGGTCAATAGCCGATTCCATGTTACCCATCAATGAATCAAATGCTTTTGCACCTTGTTCTAATTCTGTTGGCATATCACGAATAAAACGCATTGCGCTTTTTGCAAAGCCTTCTTCATATGAACCTTGGCGCGATTGCAAAGTTAATTGATAACGCTGATGCGCTATTGACAATGCTTTTTCTGCTAATGCTACTTCGCGGGCTTCCGCTTCTGCACGGGCGGTTGCCGTTAAATCTCTACGGTTATCAAGTTCTTCTAAATTTGCGGCTAACTGTTGCCGAATCTGCAATTTTTCGCGTTCTAATGCAAAATCTTCTTGTCGCATACTTGATGATTTCATTTCAAGTAGCATTATTTCTTTTTCATTGTTAAGGGCAATTCCCATCAATCTTTGGCGTTCAGCAACCGCGGCATTTCCTTTTTCGTACGTTGCAAAAAATTCTGCGCGTGCTTTTGCATCTTCTTCTGCGGCTTTTTGTGCATTAGCCGCACCTTGTGCATACAACTGCATTTGTCTTTTTCGGGCTTGTTCCGCTTCTTTAGATTCGGAAACTTTACGCCCTCCACTTCCCGCCTGTGTTGTTGCGCCGCCTTTTTTGTTTAACGCATCAATGGAATTACCATATTCGCTAACGCCCATTACTTTATTTACAAACCTATCAAGGTCTTGCCGCGCAATAATATCGGCTATTTCTTTTTTGCCAAATACATTTTCAAAATCTTTATCATCATAAGATGGGATAAAACTTTTAAAGATTGTTGCCGTTAACTGCATTTGTCTAAGCAAGCCGCCTAAAACAAACGAAACATCGGCAATAGATATTGCTATTGTTTGAAAAACAGTTTTGAATATTGGGCCTAGCAGATTTGTTTCACCCGCCAAATCTTTCATGTAATCAATGCTTGCTTTTAAAACTGGCCCAAGTTGCGTAGCCAATGTAAGCATTACATTACGCGATGTTTGCGCTAACAAATCATAAGTTTCTGCGGCATCTTTAATTGCTTTTTCTTGTTCTTGAATAAGCGGGTTTGCCCTTGCCATATGGTCGGCAAATCCAACCATATCAACACCTTTAGCGGCTTTGGAAAATATTTCCATTGCCTTGGCATTACGCGTAATCGGGTCCTCAATTTGGGCTAAGTTGGCAACCAACTTGTTTAGCAATTCTTCTTGTGAAAGTTTGCCTAAGTCTTTTAAGGTAACACCCAAAGCCGCCGCAGTTTTTTGCGCTTTATCAGAACCGCCCGCGGCTTCATCAATAAACTTGGCAAACGCGGATAGCATCTTGCCCGCGTTGTCGGCTTGACCACCTGAATTAGCAAGGGCGTTGGATAACTGTAGAACCGTGCCTATGGCTACTTCGTTGGCTTCGGCTACATCTGCTAATTCATCGGCATATTTAAGTGCGGCGGCACTAGCGGCAACCAATGCGGTCGCGCCTATCTTTCCAAACTTTTCAGCAGATTGGCTAAATTGTTCAAGTTTTTTTCCCGCGGCTTCAATACCTTTATTGAATTCTGCGGTATCAAGCCCTAGCACTACGCCAAGGCGGGCAATCATATTAGCCATCTTTTACCCCAAACAATGTTTTATCAAATCCTTGCGCCTGTTGCATGAACGCCAAAAGGCTATTATTTACTGCCGCTTTTTTGTGTTCTTCACTTAAAGGCGGGTATATGTAATCATACGCACTACCCAAAATGTTGGCTAGTTTATATGTGGGCGTATTGGGCGGGCGCATATAGTTAAACACCCCGTTTGTCAGGGTGGCTAATTGCGTAAGAATTCCAAAGTTTCCAATCAACCCATCGGCATACATTGTTTGAATGTTTGCCAAGGTTACATCGTCTAATTCTTCAATTGTTTCTAGGGTATGCCCGTTGAAAATCATTGCGGCTAGGCATTGGCTTTTCAACGAGCCTATTAGTTTCCCCGCGCTTCCCTATAGGTCGGGCTAATCACTTCGCCAATCTTTTCTACGATTAGCATTTGTACGGCAATTGGGAATTCTTCTTCAATGTCGGCATAGGTCAAATCTTCCAAACTTGCACCTTCCATTTCAGGAACTAGAAGTTTAAAGAATTCGGTAATACGCGCTTCGGTGATGGCTTTGTTCTTGGCGGCTTCACGCATGGAACGCCCTTCAACCAAAATGTCATCATCGGTAAATTGGAAATCTTCAGTTTGATTATTCTCAAACTGTCGCAATGGTGCGGTAATTTCTTGATAAACCTTTTCTACAATTTGTTCATCAGGTTCGGAAACCCTTTTGTAGATGGCATCAGATTCGGCAACCAAAGGGATGCGAACTTTGAATGTGTGACCGTTCAGCACAAACGAACGGGTTAATAGGTCTTTTCTTTTTGCTTGGTACTTTTCACCAAATGCAGAACTTAATTTTGTCATCTATGTTTTATCCTATATTGATTTATACGCCTACCTAAAATATCCCCAAGCCTTTTGGCGGTTTGTTGGTTTTGGGAATCCATTGCGGGAATTAAATAGGGTTTTGCGCCATTTCTAGCCGAACCAAATTCTTGCGCTATTGCACGGGCATCGCCTTTAATTCCAGTAAAACTATCTGCATTTTTAACGCCTAATTTAGCAAGTTTACGGCGTGCTTTAACTAGCCCTGCACCTTCACTCATTTGCGCTAATTTTTTACCTGATGCTGTAGTTACCGCGGCTATTACTGCATCTTTTTCAGTAACGTATTTAGAACGCCTATCGCGTTTTGTTGGGCGGCGTGCTTCTATTTGCAAAGATAATTTTAGCCCGCCAGTATCCATCGGGGCGTTTGCAATTGCCTGAGTTAAAACGGGTTGCATTGCTTCCCGTGCGGCAGGGACAAGTATTTTGCTTGTTGCTTTCTTGTCGCCAATTTCTTCGGCTAATTCTTGAAATGCGGCATAAACCTCTTTCAGTCCTTCAACCTTAAAAGTAACGCCTGACATAATTAACCCATTGGCTTAATAATCTTTTGGTACAACGCATTGTTTAGCGTATGCACATATTCAACAACTTCATCAGGCGTGAACTTGTCCGCATGGTTTGCGGCAATCTCATGCGCTAATGAAATCGCTGTTAATTTTTGTGCGGTAAACCCAAACCAATCTTTACGCAAATCGGATTGGGATACCAAAAAGTTCAACAAGTCGTTACTGTCTTTTATTGTCGTTTGCATTTTATGTATTGTATTTACTTAGAACTTTTAAACAAACCGCTTCTACAGAATCGGCTTCAGCGGCGGCAATAGCATCTTCTAGTTCTTCAGCATCTACTACCATCCCTTGCGCAACCGCATCAAGAGATTGGTAAGTAGTGCTTAGAATTTCTAAGGCTTGTTCTACGGTCATCATGTGTTATTAGACCAACCGTATTGGTTGCCCCTCGGATGAATTGTAAAGTTGCATTTGGCTTCGGCGCTTGGGCTTGCATCAATTGTGAATTGAGAAACGCGACCATTAAACGCATAGGCAACCGTATTAACACCGTCAACCGCGGCAACCACAAAAGTGCGGTCAACCGTACCGTTGTAGGCATCAGCACGGATTTGCAACAAAGCGGTATCGCTTGGATTCCAAGCCGCAGTAATGCTCAATGATGTAGGCGCAGATTGCGTTGGAATTTTGTCGCTTTGGCGTGAACCTGCAACGCCAAAAGATGCAACCGCATCATCTTGACCAAAAGCAGGTACGGCTTCCACGGGCAACAAAACACCTGCGCCGCCAGTACCGTTAGCCGCTGTACCTACAATCGTTGTAACTTGCCCTGTCCATACGGAAAGGTTTGCAGTTGTAAGAGGTGTAGGTGTGGCTGAACTTTGCATCCAAAGTGATGCACTAAAACCCGCTAAAACTTTATTTGGTATAGCCATGATATTCCTTTAGGCGTTGTTAGACCAACCGTAGAGATTTCCACGGGGGTGAATAGTGAAATTGCATTTTGCTTCAGCACTAGGGCTTGCATCAATCGTAAATTGGCTTACGCGGGCGTTAAAGGCGTAATAAACAATGTTTGAGCCTTCGGTAGCACTAATTACAAAAGTGCGGTCAATAACGCCGCTGTACGCATCAGCACGCATCAACAAAAGCATTGTGTCGCTAGGATTCCATGCGGCGGTAACGCTAAGTGATGTAGGTGCGGATTGTGTTGGAATTTTGTCAGATTGACGCGAACCCGCTACACCGAAACTAGCAACGGCATCATCTTGACCAAATGCGGGTACGGCTTCTACTGGAATTAGATTACCTGTAACTGCAATAGGTGCAACACTTCCAACGGTTGAAAGTTGGGTAAGTGTTAATGCGGTAGGTGTTGCGCCTGATTGGGCATACAACGCCGCGCTAAAACCCGCCATAATTTTGTTTGGTAATGCCATTTTAAAAGTTCCTTCAAAAGAGTTGGTTAGGTTGTCTTATGTTGGAATATCTAGTGTGCAATCAAGAAAAATTTGTGCTAATTTTTCATCGTTGTCATAGGTGTTGTAAAGCCAAAAAACATCTGCTTTAGCAATTTGAAACCCATTAGTTGCACCGCCAAACAAACCACTATATCCGTGTAGGGATTGTAGTATCTGATTGGAAATAGTGAAACCATCTTCTATTTGTTGCGTAAAAATACTTATCTGAAATGTTGGGCGGTCAATGCCTTTTACCGATTGAACTGGCCCTGTGTAAACGTCTTGATGAACATTGCGCAACATCCAAGTAATAAACTTAGGTTCGGTGGCAAAGTTACGGTTAAACGCGGCGTACACGGGAACGGGCGTAACAATGCTTTGCAGTTGGTACTGAATCGCTTTGCCGTACTGTACGGGATTTTGTTGCGTTGCCATTTATACCGCCGTAACTGGGTCTGTTCTGTATGCCAAGATAACCACGGTCATCCTATCATCGGATTCGCGGATGTTATCAATGCGCCAATCGTAACCGTTATAACTGATTGAATAAAGGTTTTGATTGCGAACCATTGTTCTTGTGTTGGGCGTGTAGTTCAAGATGAAATTAACAACATCTTGATAAAGGCGGTACTTTTCCGAAATCTTTAAACTGTTTGCAACGGATTGAACACGCGCACGGGTGCGAAACCAAGTGGTTTGCGCTGTACTTTGTTCGCCAAAATCGCTTTTAGCAAACGCCAAGTTATTAACCGTAATTTGCTCAAACCGTGCAATTGCCATTTACATCACCAAAGGTTTGTACGGGCGCAACAATGTTGCAACGCCGAACGGAATTTCTTTTAACTGATTGTCCGTAGTGTTGCTTCGATTGTTATACAAATGGGTAAACAAAAGCAAGCCCGCTTGTTTGATTACGGGATATGTTTGCAACGGATTAGGTGCGGTGGTGTACTCGCAAATAATCGGTGCAGTCATTTCGCTATTGATGTTGGTAGGCAACGATTGAACGATTACCTTGTTACCACTTGCATCGTAGTAATACTGATTGGTTGCAACAACAACCAAAGCGGGCGGCGTATTGTTATTCCAGTACGCTACGCGGTCAATCGTTACGCCCGCCATGTCGGGGTATTGGTTTTGCGATACTTCGGGCAAATCCAAACATACGGGCGATGTGGCTAGGTTTTCAGCGCCATACCAAACACGGTAGGTAACTGAAAAGATAGAAAGCCCTAAGTAATCTTCAATGGCTTGGCGAACGGCAAGTTCCAATGCTTGCAAATAACCATCTTGGGATTCATCCTCAAACAAGTTAATTTGATTGGTGATTTCATCCATAGTCAACCAAGGGGTGACTACATCTCGACCGATTTGTTCCGCTTTCACATAATTAAATGGATTGCGGGTAGCCGCCCCGTAGGGCGCACCAAGTAATTGGCTATCTACTGACATTTAAGCCCCCTTTAGGCGGCAGACATACGAACGCCCGCAAATGGGTCGCGCACGGTGCTTACCATGCGTTTTTCCGCGTACATGGTCACAAAGCCCGCCTGTGTTTGTTCAAACATTTGTACGGTCATTTGTTCGGTATCACCGATTGTCAAAAACCGATTCCAGTTTGC